CTGTTTATATTTCAGATGATGAGCTGCTCGAAAAAATAAAAGCGACAGCTGAAAAAGATAGTAGATCTGTTAGTTTTATTATCACTGAAATATTAAAAAAACATTTTGAGGGAGGAAAAAATGGATCTGAACAAAAAAGCAGCTAAAAAGAGTAGAGCTCACACAGTTTACAAGAACGCTGCCGGGACTCGTGTGCCTGGCTGTACTACTATTACCGGAGTGATGGATAAGGCCGCACTGGTCCCCTGGGCCAATAAGCTCGGCCTGCAGGGAATTGAGGTCGGCAAGTATGTGGACGAATTAGCAACAATCGGGACACTGGCTCACTACATGATAGAATGTCATTTGAAGGGAGAAAAGCCTGACCTGGATGCCTACTCTAAGGACCAGATCGACACTGCTGAAAATGGATATCTGAAGTTTCTGGAATGGCAGAAGGAAGTAGGCTTTGAGGCCAGGCTCATAGAGCAGCAGATGGTATCTGAAAAGCACCAGTTTGGCGGCACTATAGATGCCTACGGTGTAATGAAAAAGCAGGGCGATAAGAAGATCCTCTGTGATATTAAGACCTGCAAGGCCGTCTATGATGATCATTTTACTCAGGTGGCTGGATATGACCTGCTGCTACTTGAGCACGGCTATGAAGTAGATGAGGTCCATATTATCCGTGTAGGTCGCTCCGAGGATGAGGGATTTGAGGATAAGGTCTGCCATAAGCTGGATCTACATGTAAAGCGCTTTCTTATCTGCCGGGACCTGTATGAAGTTAATAAGGAAATTAAAAGGAAATAACCATGAAAAAGAATACTGAGCAAGTTGTCAAAGAGGGACTGACAAAGATCAAGGCTGCACTGGCTGAGCCCATTGGTGATCCCACTGATCCCCGGAAGGCCGTAGCTGTCAAGCCTGCAGCTCCGGTTATTACTCCGGACTCTGCTATAGGCTTTATCCAGGAGCGGAAAATTATTCTCAAGAGCATACTGGACCAGGATGATATACAGCAGATCCAGGGCCGTGATTTTAAGAAAAAGTCCTACTGGCGCAAGCTGGGAGAGGTCTATAATGTATCTCTCCAGCTCATAAAGGAATGGAAGGAAGGTGACGGCCAGTCATTTACCTATTTTTTCGTATACCGGGCTGTAATGCAGAACGGTATCTATGCAGACGGGACCGGAGCCTGCAGCAATACCGAGAAGGGCATGAAGCGCTCTATACACGATACCAGGGCCACCGCGGAGACAAGGGCAAAGAATAGGTCTATCAGCGATCTCCTGAGCTTTGGTGAGGTTTCTGCCGAGGAGGTCAATGATATTAACGGATATGGTCAAAAGTCCTCACCAGCGAGCTCTACGCGCGTCTCAAAGAAATCTGTAATAGATGAGTTCACTAAGCTGCTGCTGGGAGTGAAGTTTCCTGCAAAATACCAGGCTCAAAAGGATGCTATTATGGACTTTTATGATAATATCGAAAAGCATAGCATTTCCACTATACAGGATTATATGGTAAAATTACAGCGTGCTATTAACATGATCAATAAGGAGAGTAAAGAATGAACACAGTAATTATCACTAAGTGCAATCTCACTAAGGACCCGGAGCTGAAGTATACCAGCTCTCAGAAGGCTGTATGTAATTTCAGTATAGCAGATAATCACGGCTATGGTGAAAATAAACAGACCAGCTTCTTCAATGTGGTGGCCTGGAATAAGCTGGCCGAAATGGTCTGTCAGTATCTCAAGAAAGGATCCGGAGTGAATATCTATGGTAGACTGCAGCAGCGGTCCTATGAGAACAAGGAAGGACAGGTGAGACAGGTAGTAGAGGTCATAGCGAATAACATAGAGTTTCTGGAGAAAAAGTCTGGAGCACCTACTGGAGAGCCTGTTCGTGACGTGAATGAGCCGCCTGCAAACAATGAGGATCCGGCCCTGGACTTCCCGGATTTCGGGTGATACCATGCTGAAGGGAGTATCTGGATTTTTAAAACAGATGTTTAATAACAAAAAGCTGGATAATATCCTATCTGCCAAGGATGAGCCTGTGAAGAAGGTCCGGGATGATTACCCTCACCGGAAGCGGAACAGGAGAAGGAATAAGCTGGCCAGGCTAGCAAGGAGAAGGAATCGTGTATAGTGGAGCTGTGAAGGACTGCTATAATCATGCCCAGTACTATGCTCAGAGATCTGCCGGGATCAAGCCTAAGAAGGGGCATATATATCAGCTATTCGATAACCTGGACACGGCCTGGAAGGAGCTGCAGAAGCTCAAGGAAGCTGAGATGATCCGGGAGGTAGATACAGCCCTTTGGGTAGAGAAGGAGCTGGGCATTAAAGGAGAGGTATTAACATGATACAGAATGTAATGAGCGCTATAGTAATAATGTGGGCTGGCAGCATGGTATTTGTCGGTGTATGCCTGCTAAAGATAATATTTGAGCTTGAAGAGCTGAGGAGACGTAAATGAAGCTGACACTGAAGATCCTCATCTGGCTTATAACGGCTCCCCTGGTGATCCCAATGCTGTTGCTGCTTTTCAGCTGGGGTCTGGCCCGGAGCTTTTATAATCTTCTGGTCGGCACGATATGGAGTTGACACTATATTGATTATAGTGTATAATCTATTCAGTTGAGAAAGCCCCTGCTGCTGGCTGGTCAGCACATAGACCGTGCAGGGGCCTAATTACTGAGAACAGTATGAGCATTTCCTTTTCTATTTAATTGCTGCAAACGGTGGCCGGGTCAACTGCCAGTCGCTCAGCTGGTTCCCTCAGCCCGGTCGCCTTTGCATATATAGTGCCGGTTAGTTTAGTAGTAAAACACGAGCCTCATAAGCTCGGAGTCGGAGGTGCAATTCCTTCACCGGCTAATTGTAAAATCGGGAGGTAATACATGAAATATATTGAAAAGTTAAAAGATCCAAGGTGGCAGAAAAAACGTCTTGAGATACTTTCAAGAGATCAGTGGACCTGTCAAAATTGTCATTCTACAGAAGATACTCTGGCTGTACATCATTTAATCTATAATAAAGGATATGATCCCTGGGATTATAATGACAGTGATTTAGTTACTTTATGTGAATCCTGTCATGATCACGAAAGCAAAAATATTGCTGTGGCAGCTGAGCATCTTATCAATGCTGTTAAAAGATCTGGATTTTTGTCTGATGATATAAATATATTGGCTAAGGGGTTTTCTGCATTTACCATGAAACATGCTCCTCATGTGGCTGCTGAGGTATTGCAATATACACTTGGTAATAATAAAATAATTGATGAGCTATATAAAGAATTCTTTGATCATTTAAAGAAGAAAATGGAAGGTATGAGGAGGGCTGAGATTGAAGAAAAATAAGAAGCTGATATTGCCTAATTATACACAGGTCCCCAATTTATTCCTAGATAATTTATATCAATTTGAGGGATCCGAGGTCAAAGTATTTCTGGCTATATGCAGGAAAACAATAGGCTGGCACAAAGTATCGGACCGGATCAGCTACAGCCAGCTTAATAAGATCACCGGGCTCAGCACCAATGGGCTTAAAAATGCTATTGATCGCCTGGTGAATGAGGGACTTATTACTCAAAAAATGACAAAAAACGGCTATATTTATGATATAAGTGTGTCACTGAGTGATAGGGCTGTGTCACTGAGTGATACAGATAGGGTGTCACTGAGTGATAGTACAAAAGAAAGTATTAAAAAAATTAATATAAAAGAAAAGCATATATATTATAATTTTGATATGGTATTATTAACAGAGAAGGAACATGATACTCTTATAAAAAAATATGGAGAGAAAAGCACTAAGCTAATAATAGAGAAACTGCACTATGCTAAGCTCTCTAAAGGATACCAGTATAAATCAGACTATGGCGCATTGAATAGCTGGGTAATAAAGGATACAGGGATCAAAGAGGTCATTCCGGTAGATGCTGCTGAATCTACTAAAAAAAAGAAGCAGGCTGATATTATACGCATAATGAAGGATAATGGAGTAGACTGGCCTGAAGCTGTTAAGCTCTATAAGGACCAATGTGAAAAACGCTAGACTCTGCAAGTGTGATACCATAGATGAGCAATACTGCCCGGACTGCAGCGAGAAGCGTAGCTGTCCTTTCCGGGAGCTGTTGATGTACTGCCAGGAAGCTCTGAAGTGGTACAATGATCACCTGGAGCGCAGGATGTTTTATGAGCTTTTTATGTTTACAGATAAAGGAGTATTGAGTGAAGCAAATAATAATTGATGCAGCCCAGGCTAAAAAGAAGGAGCTTAAGTCTGAGATCCGGAGTGAGAGAGATAAGCTATGGGAGATCAATGCCAAGCTGCCGCACCACTTGATCATTCGGAGAGAGAATATAATAAAAAACATAGAGCGCCTGGAGAGAGAGCTTGCCCAAGAGAGAGAAGCAATAAAGGAGTTTAGTAAATGAAAATACCAGCACAGAAGGCACTAATGGAGAAGCTGACCGGGTACATGGAGACAGCTATAGTCTACTTCCAGAATAACCATATTAAGCAGCCACTGCCGGATATACTCAGATACCTGGTCAATAACTTTATGAACATACTACTGGAGCACAAGGGATCCGGCAGGAGCAATCCAGAGAACAGCTTTTACTGGGCCGGGTTCCTGACTTACCTGGAGAGCAATACTCCGGACCTATGGCTGCATAATTTTAACAAGGCTATGGGCCTGAGCCTGTCCCGGATCCCTGCTAAGGTCTGGCATGAAATGCTAAAAGAGCAGTTTGATGTTCCCAGCACCAGCTTCAGTGACATGGATGATGGCCAGCAGTTTACTACTTACTTCGGGCTCTGTAAGAAGTTTGTAGCTGAGAACGTGCTGCACTGTGGGATCCATGAGCTGGATATGGCTATAAATAATGAATATGACTGCAGGAGGAAATGATGGAGGACAGCGACCTTTTTTTAGAAGCTCTGAAAAAGAATATATCTAAGTCTATAGATAAGACTGCTGAGAAGTGGCAGGTAGATATGGCTTTCTACGATCTGCAAGTGAAGTATAGGAGATTGAGCACCGGATTTCAGATCCTGGCAGAGAATACAATGATAAACTTTGAGGAGAATTACTGCGGATATTGTGGCCGGATCACTAACTATTACCATAGAGAAGGAGAGATGCACTTGTGTGCTGAATGTCATGGAAAACTACGAAAATAAGTTTAATTATATCTATAACAGGCAGCGGGGATATTGTCTGCGCTGCATGGACTTTGGGAATGTGATGAAGAACGTATACTACTCAAAAACACTTATACACTTAAATATATGGTCCGGCTATGAGTTTAACCGGATGACAGAATTTCAGCACCGCTGCCATAATACTAAGTGGAGGAGAAAAGCCTTTCCGCTGTTTATAGATAGCATGTTCAACCTGGTGGGATATTGTAATAAGTGCAATACCAATGATACCAGCTCGCTGAAGATCACTGATGAGAAGGCTGCCAGGTATGAGAGATTTCTGGAGAGACATCCGCAAATAGCAAGGTTTGTAAATGGAATATATTAATCAGATAATCCACGGAGACTGCCTTGAGGTCATGCAGGACATACCAGATAAAAGTATTGATTTAGTTTTGACTGACCCTCCTTATAATTTTGAAGTAAAAGGTGGAGCATTTAATAAAAATAATAAATCTACTAAAAGGAAATATTTGTCTGAGTTAGTAGATTTAAAATGTGACATATTTAATCCTATTGATATTATTAATTCATTAAAAAGAGTAATGAAGAAGTTTAATGCGGTATTTTTTTGCAATAAGTTTTTATTAGATAAATATATTATTATTGCTAGAGAAAATAATTTTATATTTGATGTTCATATTATTGGTAAAAATAACCCTCCGCCTTTTAATAATAATCAATATTTAAATGATATTGAGTTTATTTTTATAATGCGTGAAAATGGATGCTATTTTAATATGAATACCGATTATAATAATTACCGCAAAATAATTATGGTTAATTGTGTCCAAAAAAATATACATCCTGCACAAAAAAATAAAAATATATTAATAAAATATATAAATGTATTGTCCAAAAAAGGAGACACAATACTTGACCCATTCGCAGGAAGTGGAACAACAGCAGTAGCATGTTATGAGACTAACAGGAAATATATCTGTATTGAAAAAGAGGAGAAGTATGTTAATATTGCTAAAAAGCGATTGTCTGATAAAATGGACTGTTATAGTTTATTAGATGGCGAGTATTGACATTTTTAACGATATGAGATATAATTATTTAATGAGAAAAGATAGGCAAATATACAAGAAAAGAGCCACATGGGAAGCTAAAGTCTGCCTTATCCTTCTTATATTTATATCACTTCTGCTGCTCTCCAATATGCTCCGGGGCCAGGAATATCTGATCTCTGACTATGACTTCACTAACCAGGACTATACCTTCCAGCGTGTATATAGGTTTGTTAGGTCATATAAGCAGTGTGACCTCAGTTATAGTGATGTAGAGAAGGTTGTCCGTTTCTGCCATATATATACTGTTAATCCGGTCCTGGTGATTGCCAAGATGCAGATGGAGAGTGATATTATATTCCGCAATACTACGAATAAATCACTGTCTTATTTAAAATACCGGGCTATGGCCTACGGTATGATACACCACTTTGATCGGGACGGCAAGCGGTTCTGTAAATATGGCGGATATGATTACCAGGTCTATTTTGCTATTAAGACTTTGCGGAAACATTTTGACCAGTGGGATAATAATACCTGGACCACTGTGACGGATCTGAAACGTAACATAATGACTGACAATGCTGCCAGCCATGCGCTGTATAGATATACTCCGTTCTACGGTGTGCATGATACATATAACTGGGGAATGGATGTTATGGGGAATGAGCAGTTTGTAATATTATTTAACAAGTTTAAGTCTGACTGGGAGGGAATCAGATGATCCAGGAATATATTGCCATAATGTGTGTAATAGCTATTGCACTGATAGTAATTACAGCGAGCACTAAAGTAAAGTGAAGTATATATCATACTACACTATGAATACTCCGTATGAGTGTGATGCTGGCAGACTGGAGATGAGCTTTCTTAATCACAATTTGGACTTCTGCATATACCGTGTACAAAACTTTCGTAGCTGGGAGAAAAACTGCCAGTATAAGGCCAAGGTGATCCGGGGAGCTCTGGATGACTTTAAGTGCCCAGTGGTCTATACAGACATAGACTCTGAGGTCCTGAAGGATCCTGTGCTATTCAACGGCCTGGACTGTGACTTTGCTAGCGGATATATCAAATATACCAAAGATATGCCGACCAGGCGCTGCAGCGGTCTGCTATCCGGGACTATGTTTTTTAATTATAATCAGAAGGCCCTGGATCTCCTGGACCGCTGGATAGAAAAGAATGAGACTAATTATGAATGGGACCAGAGGAATCTGGAGCATGTACTGGATAAGCGGAAGCTGGATCACTATAAGCTCCCGGACTGTTACTGCAAGATATTCGACAGCAAGTGGCAGAAGTGTGATGATCCCGTGATATTGCATCACCAGAAAAGCAGAATATACAAGAGGGTAATAAATGGATAAATCAGTAAGTATTGTGATCCCGTCTATAAAACCGGACTGTAAAGAGCAAATAAAAGAAATACTCGGATGTAAGTATGGTATCCCTGTGGAAGTGTTCTCAGTGAATAAGCAACAGTCTGCTGCTACTAACCGTAATGCGTGTATTGACAAGGCTAAGCACGATAAAATAATAATGTGTGATGACGATATAACCGGATACTTTGATCTATGGGCTGACTACATGCAGGCTCACTTCTATATTGCAGACTACAGCATTTTATCTGTCCGGCCTATAAGGGCAGACGGATCTTTGTGTCCGCACCTGGGAGATAATAATGGGCAGCTGGATGATAAGGAGCCTATAGTCCGGGCTTTGCATACAGACCGGACCGGGCTTAATCTCTGTGGCTCAGCAACAATAATGTTTAACCGGAAGGATGGTATCCGTTTTGACGAGGGATACAAGGGCGGAGGATGCTATGAGGATACGGATTTCTGTATGCAGTATAAAAAAAAGTGGCCAGATCGGGATATTATGATTTGTAATGATGTGAAGCTAATACACAATATGGAGCGTAAGGGCAGAGAGACAATGCCAGGGACTTATGATAATCATAATCATAATCGGGGATATTTTGCAGAAAAGTGGGGTATTGAGCTATGAAAATCGGTGTATATCACAACTGTTCAGATAAGATAACTGGCTGCTGGAAAGTAACTTGGAATCTTATAAATGGTTTAAAGGAGCTCGGAGTGGAAGTCATAGAGAACGGCCGGGGAGATTATAATGGAGTGATCCAGGACTGCTTTGACAGATACAGTGTGCCTGGTAATGCTCTCATAGGTCCGGAGATATTTGTGCTGCCGACTGAGAAGTCTGGCCTGCTGGCTACATTTAAAAACTGGGTGCAGCCGAGCAAATGGGTTATAGAATATCAAAAGCAATTTGCAGAGACTAGAGATAATAATATGTATGCGTGGCCCGTTGGTGTGGATACTGAGCGTTTCAATGATAAAAACCGCAGGCCAAAATATGACTGTTTTATTTATTTAAAATCCGTGACCAGGCGCAATGAAAATGTAAGGCTGGAGGATATAGAGAGCTATCTGAAGCGCTACAAATACACGTATAAAATCATAAAATATGGAGACTACTCAGAGCCGGAGTTTATGGACCTGGTTAATCGCTGCATGTTTGGGATATGGTTTGTAGGGAGTGAGAGCCAGAACATAGCACTGCTGGAGTGCCTGGCTATGGGTTGCCCGGTATATGTGATAGATCAGAATATGTTTTATTATAAGGACTTTACTTTCAAGGGATGTAGCTCGGCGCCATATTTCGATTATAGATGCGGAGTGAAGCGGCCTGACTTTGCAGATATTGAGAGATTTGCTGCTGACATAGATAAGTATAAGCCGAGGGAGTATGTGACTGATAATCATACACTTGCCAGGGGAGCTCAGAAGTATCTGGATATATTGGAGAAACATGAACGTATTAATATTTAGTAAGGATCGGCCTATGCAGCTGGACTATCTGCTGCGCACCATGAGGGATAATTTCCCACTTATAGGCAGGCCAATGGTTTTATACAAGGCCAGTTGTGAGGATAACAAGGCTGGATATACGCTACTGGAAAGGATGCGCTTTGATGAAGCGAACATCTATGAGGAGCAGGATTTTAATATCAATACTAGGAATTTGGTGGACTGTTTTCGTAAAGATCTCTGCATGTTCTTGTGTGATGATAATGTGTTCATAAACAGGCTGGAGCTCCAGGAGATGCTGGATCTCAGCTCCCTGCTGGAGAAGAATGAGGATATACACAGCCTGAGCCTACGGATGCACCCAAAGGTCACTTATTGCTATCCGGCTAAAAAGGAGATGAAGCAGCCTGATTATGATATTATCACAGGATATTATAATTACATGAGGTGGGATTGGACTAAGGCCGAGGATCAGCATACATGCTGGGGCTATCCTATGGCGATCAATACTCATATATACCGGACCAATGATATAAAAGAGATCATAGAGAGGGGAGCTTTTAATAATGTCAATTCGTTGGAATCTCATATTAATCGCAATAGGTGGAAGGATAAGCCGCTGATGATCTCTCCGCTGCGGCCTATAATATTTGATGTATGCAATAACTACGTAAAAGATGGAGAGTGCGGAGATGAGTGTCTTACAAGGAAATGGCTGGATGGATACCAGATAAAGAACATCACCAATATACCAGATAACGCCTGTCATGGTGTTGTCAATTTAAACCTGGAGAAAAGAAAATGATGGGATTTGACTTAAAAAAATATTTTCTGAGCGGGATATTTATAGAGACCGGGACCGAACATGGTAATGGAGTGAGGAGAGCCCTGGATGCTGGATATACAGAGATACACAGTGTGGAGCTTGCGCCTAATTTTTACCGGGGATGTATAGATCTTTACTGGAATGATGATAACGTTCATTTGTACTGTGGCAGCAGCCTGGACTTTCTGCCTATTATCATGAAGCACGTACAAAAGCCAGCTACTATCTGGCTGGATGCTCATGTGGATAATAACTATATTCAGACTGATATAAAGTGTCCGCTGATACAGGAGCTTGAGATAATCGGAGCTGTGGGCAATCAGACTGAGATAAAAGACCATACGATCCTCATAGATGACAGGCGGCTATTCGGCCAGGAAGGTGACTGGGGAAAGAATATATCTGAGGATGAGGTTATAAGCAAGCTGATGGAAGTGAATCACAAATACACTATAAAATATGAGAATGGGATCGAGGAGAATGATATTATAGTGGCGGCATATTAAATGCAGATAAAAGAGCTAAATAAGATACAGCACAGAGAGCGACTTCTGATCCTGGGGCATGGTCCCAGTGTGGATAAGCTGCTCCGGGATGTCAGTGCTTACAGAGCTCAGGATATTGATGTCATGAGCTTAAATGACTGGTATAATATGTCTATTGACGCTATAGACTTCCAGGTATGCACCAATATCAGCAGCGGTATATATCCCACGTATAAAGAGAACATCCGGGCCGATACTACTTATTTCTGGGCCAGGGAGTTTGTGCCTGAAGGATACACTGACGGCCTAGAGGCTGACTATTTCTTATACCAGTGGCATGATGGCGGCTTTGATCTTACTAAGGCATTTGAGGAGAAGTATCATAGCAGGGTATCAATAGGAGACAGCACTATAATAGTTTGTCTGCTGCTGGCTACACTAATGGAGTATAAGCGGATATATTATATCGGAGTGGAGCTGGATGCCAGGCTAGGCTATGGCAGCCGCAAGGGAGAGCTGAAAATAGAGGAGGAGAAGCCAGAGGATAAGGTCCGGCTAATGGACTACTACAGGCCGAAGATCCTCAATGATATACAGATCTTAAAGAACGCGGCACCTATGCCTATAGTGGATATGACACACATGAGCTATGAGGATATAAGGAAAATACTGTGAATATTCTTTCTATGTGCAAGGTAGGGAATAAATACGCTGATGAGGCGCTGGAATATCTGGCTAAAAACTGTGAAGTGGATGTGATTAAAAGTGATAGAAATATATATCTGGATAATTTAAAGTGGCGGTATGATTATATAATATCTTTTCTTTATCCGCATGTTATAAACAAAGATGTTTTATGCAGGGCAGAGAAGGGAGCTATCAATTTTCATCCGGGATCTCCTGACTATCCAGGGATCGGCTGTACTAATTTTGCTATATACAACGGAGCTGATAAGTTTGGAGTCACTTGTCATTATATGAATGAGCAGCCGGATACCGGGGATATAATAGACGTACGATATTTTATGATGAATAATGAAACGGTGTTGAGCTTAACTAATAAATGTTATGCTTATATGCTGGCCCAGTTTTATGACATGATAGATATTATATTACAGGGGAAGGATCTACCTATCTTTCCGGAGAAATGGACTCGTAAGCCATATATCCGGAGAGAGCTTAATGAGCTGTGCGTTATAACCAGCTACATGGACAAGGATGAGGTGAGCAGAAGGATCCTGGCCACTGAGTATCCGAGCAAGCCAGGTGCATATATCAATATACATGGTGAAAGATTTGAGTATAACCGGAGGATAAAAGTATGACAGCCCTGGTACTGGCAAGATCTAACAGTGAGCGCTGCCCTAAGAAGCTGATCCGGCCTTTCTGGAAGCTCTATCCGCTTATAGAGATCAGCCTGCAGATATACCGTCATATAGGCTATGAGGTCTATGTATGCGGAGATAAGCTAATAAACCATATAGCCGAGGAGATGAGATTTCCTACGATCACCAGGGACAGAGAGAGCCTGTCAGGAGAGAGCTTCAGCCAGGTATATAATTTCCTGGATAAGATAAACGACAATGACATAATGATCCTCAATCCCTGCTTTCCGCTGATCCAGCCCGGCACTATAGAAGCTGTAGCTGATGAATACCTGGATAATGATTTTCTGAGCTTAATAACCGTGAAGGAGATCCGGAACGTGGTATACTTCAAAAACCTGGCAATGAATGAGGGGGGAGTGAAAAGCAATAGCAAATACTGTGATCCGGTATTTGAAGCAGCTCCAGCTGTGCAGATATTCAAAAAGAAAATCGCTATGGATATAGGATACCCTTATATGTTTACCAGGAATGATCCCTACTTATATCCTATAGGGATGTTGGAGGGGACTGATGTGAATACCGAGGATGATTTTAAGGTGGCCAAGGTGCTATATAATGAGTTTAAGGGGGAAGAATGATACAGGAGCAGAGTAAATGAGTTGGAGAGATGATTATGAGAATACTAAAAGTGTATGGTGGTATGAAAAAAACCTTGATGAACTGGAAGCAGAGAATAAAAAACTTAGGGAGATAGTTATGGCTGTTGAAACAAAGTACCCAAATGAAACTAGGCATGAAACAGCACTGCGATATATAAAAGAACGTGAAAACAGACCATATGGTACAGCAAAAAATAATGACACACTTTTAGCAGATATAAAAAAGATAAAGGAGGATAATATGCCAAGAGGAAAGAACAGAGGAGCTTGTGGTGGTACACCAAGAAAGGATGGTTCAGGTGGAGGAAAAGGAAACAGGGGTACTAGCCGACAGCCGAAGAAAAAGAAATAAGGGTAACCCTTATGATGGAGTGGGGGGTATTATCCCCCCCGCTTCAAAGGAGCAGAGTAAATGAGTATAGAAAGCATATTTGAGGAACTTGAAAATATTACAATGAATAATGATTATGTTTGCGACAAAATATCAGAATGTAAAAATGCTTATACCGAACTAGAAACCAAGCTGACCAATAAAGACAAAGCCTTACAGCTTGCACTTGATACGTTGGAATGGTATGGTGATAATGATTTAAGTGGAGATGAAAGATTTTATGATGATGGACAAAAAGCACGTCAATTTTTAGCAGATATAAAAAAGATACAGGAGCAGAGTAAATGAAAAAAATAGTTTGTGATATTTGTGGAAATGATATTAATTTTAAAAACTTTGGAAGGAAAAATCAAGTATATGAATATAATGGATATAGAGTAATTATAAAAGCAGGTATCAAGTAAGATGCATATATCGGTAGTCATGATATATGTGGTGATTGTATAATAAAGATAATTAAAGCAGATATAAAAAAGATACAGGGGGAAACATGATATTTGAAAAAGCTTGCACAATTACAGCATTAATTATTATATGGATCATTATCTTCGGTTCGATTTACTTGCTTGAAAAAAAAGCTTGACAATTAAAAAAAATAAGATTATAATAATATTAATTCGGGAAAAGAATGTGAAACAAATAGTCTTTTTTAATTACATCCTCAATGAAGGGGTTGCCCCTTGAATATACCTCATCAGTATTCATGTTCCTTTTCCCGGAAATTTGGGCAATCCCTTTATTCAGGAAGTAATTAAATGAATTATTGTGAAAAAAAATATTTCGATTCTATAAAAGGGAAAAATGGCAAAATATAGACATATACAAACATTATTTTGGAATGATCCTGAAATGCTTGAAATGACACCGGAAGATAAATATTTTTATTTATTTTTATTAACCAATCCCCAAACAACGCAATGCGGAATTTATGAAATCAGCAAAAAACAGATGGAATATTATACCGGATATAATCGGGAAACAATTCAAAAATTATTAAAAAGATGGATCGATTATAATAAAATAAAATACAGCGAAAAAACAAAAGAAATTGCTATAAAAAATTGGTTAAAATATAATAATTCTGAATCCCCAAAAGTGAAAAATTGCATTGAAGAAGAATTAAAAAAGGTAAAAGATAGATCATTAATAGACTATATAAACAGTATAGATACTGTATATATAGACTCGGGGGAAAAAGAAAAAGAAAAAGAAAAAGAAAAAGAAAAGAAAAAGAAAAAGAAAAGCGATTCAAAAATAGAATATCGTGATAATATTTTATTAACTGAAAAAGAATATAATACTTTATTAATAAAATATGGTAAATCAAATATAAATAAAATATTTGATAAATTATCCTTTTATAAACTAGCACATGGAAAACAATATAAATCCGATTATGGCGCAATTAATCAATGGGTTATTGAATCTTTAAAAATTGAACCATTAACACCTATTGATCAGGAACAGCAAAAGAAAAAAAAACTTGAAATAAAAATACAAAAAATAATGATTGAAAAGGGAATATCATATGCCGATGCGCATAACATGTTAATAAAATGAAAAAACAAACAATGGATGAAATCTTTTATCATGAAACCCGCAAGGTTCCGGATATAAAAAAGTGCGAATACTGTGAACTTGAATCCCCGCATGATCCGCATGAAATATTCTGCGGGCATGGGATCCGGGAAATTTCAATTGAATATAAATTGATTGTATTTGTATGCAGAAAATGTCATGATTTATTACAGCATGGTTATAAAACCGAAGATGAAAAAAGAGATCAACAACGTAAATGTTTTAAAATTTTGGGGATCCCGCAAATGTATATCCCGGTATATCACATTATTAATAAAAATAAATCCGATTGGGATGATACTGATTATATGATAATGAAATCTGTTAAAAGTATTATTAATAAAAAACGGTCAAAAATTGATTATATATTATGCAAATAAATATTGATAAAATATTAAAGCCCTGGTATTTTACAGGATTTAGCGTATTATTAACAATACTTGTTTTTATTATGTTTATTTCAATCAGATCAAATTATCGGGATGATCTTAAAGATATCAGATCCGAAGATAAATATTTCAGGGGAAGGATTGCGGAATATGTTGTTATACCGGAACGGGAAAAGCTTTTAAAATATACCGATTATTATTATAAACTGATTGGGTGGTATGGGGAAAAAGTTCAATCCGGAAGGGGGATGAACAAATATCAAAAAACTGATTTTGTATTATATGCATACAATTACGAAAAATGGATCGGTTTACCGCATTTTTATTTTATAAGCAAAGCAAAAATTGAATCAAGTTTTAATCCAAAAGCAACCGGAGCATTGGGGGAAGTAGGATTATTTCAGCATATGCCCACCGCCGATGTTATTGGAACCGCATATATGGAATTAAATAACCTTCGCATTAATCAACCTTGGCTTGCCCGTAAACTTGAATTTATTTTTAATTCGGAACAGGATTTAACGGATCCGATTAATGCCTTGAAGGTTGAAGCATTGCTTTCATCATATTACAAGCGGAAGTTTAATAATGAATTAATATATTGGGTTTCCGCTGTTCATTGGGGGGAAGGAAGAATTGCAAAATTATATCGGGATAAATTAATGCCGATTTATAAACATTTTAATTTTACAAGCAGGGAAACAGCGGAAAAATATTCCCGATCCCCTTTAATGTATTATTATGTATGGGCGGAACATTATCATGCCTTTATGAATTTTCGCAAGGATGTGAATGTTGATAAAGGTTGGATTGATATATACAAATCCGAATGCAGTAAACAAGAAAAACTATTTATCGAAGGATATAAATTTTTTCAAAAGGGAATGAATTATCATGATCAGATAAAAAAGGAAATGGAAGATGTTAAAAAGCTTGAATTAAAATATTACGATTTGATAAAAAAAGGTGACAAGGAATATAAAAAACTATTAAAGCTGATGAAGCAGGGCAAATTTAAAAACATAGCAAAGGAAATCTTTATTCCCGGAAGGATCTTTTTTAATCAAATCTTGGATGAAATATCCCGGGAATCGAAGGAAAACAACAGGCGGTTTATTGCATTTATTCAATTATTTATTATAATAATAATTGGGTTTTTAACAGGATTTGGAGTATATTGCATTATTAAAAAAATACTTAAAAGGATATGAAATGAAAAATTTTGTTTATTTAATTTTATTTTTATCAATTATTGCAACCGCTGTTTTCATTTTTGCTACTTATAAAAAGGTATTAAAGATCGAACAGCAAGGAAACAGGATTGAAAACCAAACGGGTAAATTAAATTATCTATTGCCCGAATGAAAAAGGATAATTAAATGATTATTGCAATTGATTTTGATGGAACAATTGTTGAACAGGAATTTCCGAACATTGGAGCAATAAAGAAAAACGCAAAAGAAGTAATTAATAAATTGCATGAAGATGGGCATTATATAATTATATGGACATGCCGTTATACAAATTCTGATTTACGATCAATGATACAATTTTTAATTGAAAACGACATTTGGTATGATTCAATAAATAATAATTGCGATAATTTATCATTTGTACCGCATCCAAAAATATACGCTGATGTTTACATTGATGATCATAATCTTGGCGGGGTTCCTGATTGGTATGAAATATCTAAAATTATATGTAAAATGACATGAATTACGAAATATTAAGATTATCAACGGGAAAGCTACAATTTGAAATATCTAAAAAACATTGGGTTATAAAAATATATTTTAAAATATGGAATTATTTTAATAAATGAAATATTCTGAAGTAACATTAACAATTACAACATCAAAGCGATTCAATCTGTTTAAAAAAAGCATTATGTCATTTTATGATAGATGCAAAGATTGGGATTTAATAAAAAATATTATAATTGTTGATGATGCATCAAGCAAAACAGATATTGAAAACATGAAGCAATTATTATCCGGTATAAAAAAAGATATACTTTTTATATGCAAGGATAATCCGGATCATGTTCAATCGTTAAATATTTTATTTGACAAGGTAAAAACCGATTATGTATTTCATCTTGAAGATGATTGGAATTTCATTCAGCATGGAAATTTTATCCGGGAAGGATTTGAAATAATGGCGGATAATGATAAAATAAAAACGGTTATTATGCGGAACTGGATCAAACAGGGAAACAAGGATTTTCACCGTTGCAAAACAAAAACCGGGCTTGAATATCATATACATCATTATAATTTTAAAAAACACATCCCCGGGGAACTGAATACATATCCCGGATACAGCTTGAATCCTTCATTGCAAAATATGAAACATATAAAAGATATAATCGGCAAGTTTACAAGAACAATCAATTTTGAATTACAATTTGCTTTAAGATACTGCAACATCGGAACCGGATTTTTAACCGCAATGATGGCGAATGATTATTGTGAACATATCGGCACAAATATAAATGCGTATGCATTGAATAATACGAAACCATGAAAAAATATAATATAATATATGCTGATCCGCCTTGGCGTTATAATGACAAATTAGGATGTGATAATGCAAAAATGGGAGCAGTTGAAAATCATTATAATACGATGACATTAAAAGATATATGTAATTTAAAGATTCAAGATATATGCGCGGATGATTGTGTTTTATTTTTATGGGTTACGATGCCCTTATTAAATATATCATTTGATGTGATTAAATCATGGGGGTTTATATATAAAACATGTGCTTTTACTTGGATTAAATTGAATCCGAAAAGCAAAACAATTTTCAAAGGCATTGGGCGTTGGGTTCAAGGAAATGCGGAATTAATTTTGTTAGCAACAAAAGGAAAACCGAAAAGAATAACAAAGTCGATGGGGCAAGTCGTGATGGCGGAAAGGGGGAAGCATTCAGTTAAGCCGGATATTTTTAAAGATAAAATAACACAATTGATGGGGGATATACCTCGCATTGAATTATTTGCCCGCCCTTGGTCAGAATTGCAAAATAAATATGAAGGTTGGGATGTATGGGGGAATGAAGTTGAATCTGATATTAAATTATGAAGGATTAAATTATGCAGATAGAAAAATATGAAACACAGCCGATTAAAGTAGTTTGTCATTGCGAAAAATGCGAAGAAGGATATATGAACGCAACGGGAAGAACCCGCAAGGTTATATCAAAAATTGTTCATTTACATAAATGCAATCGATGCGGTATATTTGCGGAACTTGATTCATCGTTTCCGAAATTGGAATTCCCGAAGGGCAAGCGGATCCCTGATGAAGAAGAAAATACAATAAATCCGGAAAATAACTGATGATTATACCTGATATCTGTATTCCAACAAATAAAAAAAGATCTGAAATTGATGATCTTATAAAAGATATAAAAGCAAACACCCCGGAATTCAACCGGATCATTGCATCTTGTCAACCGTTATCAGCATCGAAAAATCGGAATTACTGTTTATCATTTGCAAATTCTGATATCATTGTCATGATGGATGACGATATTACAGGATTTTATCCTGGTTGGTTAACGAACTTTATACATCCCATGTTGGAAGATCCATTAATTATTATTTGTTCCGCCCGATTGCTTGATAAAAACCGTAAACGAATTAACAATATGGGGATGATCGGCGGATCCGGGGAATTGCAGGAAATCCCCGCTTCCTTTAATCACAAAGGAACAGGATATAAAAGAGTTACAACGGCTTGCATTGCAATCCGCAAAAATCATATTCGATTTGATGAAGAATATATTAAATCCGGTTATGAAGATACGGATTTTATGAATCAGATTTCCCGGGCGTTCCCGGCAAGCAAATTTATTGTTAATAACAATTGCGAATTGATACATTTGAATCATATGCAGGGGCAAGATGATCGGGAAGCATGGCAACATAATCACGATCATTATTGTAAAAAATGGGAATTTGATACGGTTGCGAAGGATCAAAAATGCTGGGCGAAATGATGAATCAGATCATTGAAGGTGATTGCCTGGATGTTATGAAGGATATTCCGGATAAAAGCATAGATATGATATTATGCGATTTGCCTTATGGCACTACAGCCTGTTCATGGGATGTTGTTATTCCTTTTGATTTATTATGGGAACAGTATAAAAGAATAGTTAAGGATAATGCTTGTATATGTTTATTTGGAAGTCAGCCATTTACAACGGATTTGATAATGAGCAATAGAAAAATGTTTAAGTATGAAATAATATGGTGTAAGGAAAGGGGACAGGATTTTATCAATGCAAAAAAAAGACCATTAAAAGCACATGAAAATATATTGATATTCGGAAATAAAATAAAATACAATCCTATTATGGAAAAAGCAAAAAGGGAAAATATTAGGAAGGTATCTGATTTAAATCAACCATCAGAAGTATATGGCATTAATAAAAAAGCTAGTAAAGACTACGACATAGAAAAGCGTTATCCGAAAAGCTATATACAATATTCAAGTGGTAGGGCAAGAGACAAAGAACACTCCGCACAAAAACCAGTTAAGCTATTTGAATACCTTATAAAAACATACACCAATGAAAATGATATTGTATTAGATAACTGTGCAGGATCAGGAACTACAGCTATTGCCTGTTATGAAACTAACAGAAAATATATATGCATAGAAAAGGAAAAAAAATATTGCAACATTGCCCGGAAGCGATTGCAAGAAAAAAAGGATTGTTATGGATTATTACATAACGAACAAATGGCAACCTTGTAAAATAAAGATGGAAAGTTTTAAAATGAAATATCCTTCAATAACCTTTACTTGCACAACATCAAAACGATTTGACCTATATGTTCAAATGATGATATCGTTTTTTTATTCATGCCTTGACATGGATTTGATTGAAAATTATATAATCGTTGACGATGGAAGCCCGATAAATGAAATACACGAAATGGGAAGATTATTCCCAAAAACAAATGTAATCAAGAATACAAAAGGCGGTCAATTAAACAGTATTAAAATGATCCTTGATTGCGTTGATACTGAATATATGTTTCATTCAGAAGATGATTGGAACTTTTTGATTCAAGATCATTATATCCGCAAGGGATTTGATATCATGCATACGGATTCTAGGATTAAACAGGTAACGTTGCGATTTTGGGAATGCATGTATATCAATGATGATGGGCTTGAATATCGCATGCATAATTATTCCCCGATGGACATCAAGGAAGATTATGATATAATTAAATATTCTGATTGTAATTATGGCGGATTGACATTGAATCCTTCATTGATTCATGTTCCAACATTTAAAGAATGTATGAAAAACGTTCATCAAGAAAACAGCGAATCAAGAATTTGGGATAAAAAACTTTCAATGAATTATTGGAATGCAGGATATAAAAGGGCAAATCTGAACGATGAATATATTGAACATACCGGAACATATGATTCAAGATATCCCAGGATAAACGCATGAAAAAAATAAAATTATCACAAAATCAATTTGCATTAGTTGATGATGAAGATTTTGAAAAATTAAATAATAGGAAATGGAGTGCGAAATTTGATAATCATACAAATAAATTTTATGCATATGGGCATCTTGATAAAAAGAATAATTATAAATCTATTTTAATGCATCGTTTTATAATGGGGTTCCCTACAAATAAACAAATAGATCACATAAATAAAGATACACTTGATAACAGAAAAATTAATTTAAGAATTGTAACAAATGCGCAAAATCAAGCTAATCGATGGAAAAACAAAAAGTGTTCATCAAAATATAAAGGAGTTATTTATCTTTCAAAAATTAATAAGTGGTATTCAAGAATATGTTTTGCTAAAAAATCATATAATATAGGTATTTTTAATTCTGAAGAAGAAGCCGGGCTTGCATATAATAAAAAAGCAAAAGAATTATTTGGAGAATACGCTTGTTTAAATAAAATAAAGGTGTGATATATGTTCAAAAATAATTATATTAGTGAGATTGAATTAAATACCTGTAATTTATGTAATGCATCATGCATCATATGTTCTGAACCGCATGGATGCGATAATGATCGGTATATGGAACCCGAAGTATTTTATACACTATTAAAACAATTAAAAGATGTTGAAACAAATATAATTCAAACTTCCGGTTTAGGTGAAACCTTTATGAACCCGCATTTCCTTGAATATGTTCATGAACTTCACAAAGCTTTTCCGAAAACCCCGAAATGGATTTACAACAATTTTTCTATATTCACCCCGGATTTAATCAACACCGTATTGAATAACAAATACTTTGAAAAGATCCATACAAGGATTGATTCGCTTGACAGTTATATTTTTCAAATGTCATCAAATTTAAGATATAGTGAAGTATTTGAAAACCTTGATTATTTTTTATCCGTTAATGAAACAACCCCGCTTGTTATTTTATATAACAACATAAAAGATTATTATAATCGTTGTAAATCCGTAACGGGTAAAAGACCGATCCGGGATCGTTTTACGGATGCAGATCTTGAAAATGTTCCGGATGAACAGCAAGCAATCACAAATTATGTAAAAAGTAAAGCGAAACGCCCGGAACTTGTTACGGTATGCAGGATCAATCATGGTTTATGGGGCGAACGTTATCGGAACGATATACAGCATAATCCGGATTATCCTTGCCCGAAAATAGAAGTGATAAAAAAAGTATGTTGGATTTATCCTAACGGGGATATTGGAATGTGCTGTTATGAAGATCGGCAATCCCCTGAATTTTCACTTGGGAACATTACGATTGAACATATTCTTGATATATTTTACGGCGAAAAGCGGAAGAAGGCGATTGAAAATATTAAAAATAATGTTTATAGAATTTATCCTTGCAACAATCCCAGGTTGTGCGGGTTCGGCGATGGAGTAGAATCGAAATGATCAATCCCGATGTATTTTTGATCCATTTTTCAAAAGGAAACACAACGTTCGGGGATGCGCAAATATTACATAAATTCGCAGAAAATAGATCTTTAAAAGTTGAAATCGGTACAGCATACGGAATCGGGGCAATGATCCTTTCAATTCATGGCGGAACAGTTTACACGATTGATAATCATACATTTTATTCTGATTATAAAAAGCCGAAAATAAAACATAAAATAATAAAAGATTATCTTGATTTTTTTACAAGCGGAAGGATAAAATCAATTATTCAAGATAGCGTAAAAGCATCGGAATCATTTGACGATGAAACAATTGAATTATTATATATCGATGGCGGGCATTCATATAAGCAAGTAAAAGCAGATTTTGAAGCATGGTTTCCGAAGGTCAAAACTGATGCGGTTATAATATTTCATGATGTATGTTTCGATTGCCCCGGGGTTAATCGTTTTTATAAACGGTATTTGAAGAAGCTGAAAACGATCCGGGAACTTGTTCAAAAATCAGAATTTGAAACTTCAATCAAAGTATTTGTAAAGGGGTAAAATGAAAATAATTGCATTATATAAAGTATGGAGCGGTCACGAATTATTACAAGCATCCGTTGAATCAATTTATAATCATGTTGATAAAATTGTTATATTAACCTCAAATGTTTCCTGGATCGGCGGGAAAGATAATCCATCAATCCCCGTTATTGAAACATTAATCGGCAAAAAATATCCGGGCAATAAAATCATTCATATAAACTATGATGAACCGAATCAAGTGAAGCATTGCATGTATGCTTATCGTTATATACAAAACAATTTTGATTGTGATTATATAATGCTGATTGATTCCGATGAATTATGGGATACGAATTCATTAAAATATGCAAAGCAATATATACAGCAGGGCCCGCAATGCAAAGCATACCGAACATCAATTTTTACATATATTAAAAGCCCCTTTTATCGTATTGAACCCCCGGAACCATTAAAGCCCGTATGTTTTATAAAACCCGATCTTCCGGATATGGGGCTTGAACCGCGCGGATGTGCTATAAAACCATATAAAATAATTAATGAAGTATATTATCATCATTTCGTATTTGTGCGGGAACATTTCAACAATGTACTGGAAAAGCTGATTCAATCGCATGTATCCGAAAAGCAACCATATGAAAATATGGCTGATTGGATCCCGAATGTATGGAATAAAATGCCATTATGCCGAAGGAATTTTCATCCCGCAATCGGATTCGGTACGCATTGGAAATCGATTAAACAAGTAAAGCTTGAAGATCTTCCGGAAGTATTGCATCATAACCGCTTCCCGAATATATTAAAATGGGGCAAATAATTTAATGAATTGGATTAATAAATTAAAACAAGATTTGAAAATTAAATTGATTGGGATGCAAAAGGAAAATATTTGTTTCGTATTGATCCCAAAAAATGCGCATTTATCAATGCAATACACCTTAGAAAATCAAGGATTCAAAAGGGGTTTTATTAAAAATATATCCGGGAAAATGAAATATTCTGCAATCATCCGGGATCCCGTCAGCAAATGGGCAACGGGATTTGCAACATATTTGACTAATTGCGTTAATAATAAAGTAATAACGGAATATAATGCATATAAAATATTTAATAGTTGGGGTTGTATAGATTATATTTTTAAAATTATTGAATTTGATATCCATACGGTCAAGCAACGATCAATTATAAATCAATTCGTTAATCAGGATATAAAATTATTTGATATTAAAAACCTTGATCCGTTAATTAAATATTTTAATGAAAACGGGGTAAATATAACCGGAATTGATACGGCGCATATAACTGAAAACTTTGATCATGAAGGATTCCATTATAAAATATATAAAATTATTAATGAATTCCTGTTTTCGCATCAAGCATATTGCGATTTAATAAAACAATATTATTCTAATGATTTAAAATTATATAAGGGGTTACAATGAGTCCGGAACCAACAAAAAGATTTGTTATTGAACCATCGCTTGAATGTAATATTAAATGCAAATTTTGTTATCATTTGCATCGGTTCGATGAATGGCGCAATACCAGGAAATCACTTGATGAAATGAAAACGATTATTGATCAAGGAAAAGAGCGGGGAAATAATTACATGGATATCACAGGCGGGGAGCCGTCAATATATCCCTATATAACCGATTTGATTCAATACGGATTATCAAAAGGAATCAAAGCTTGTATAATAACCAATGGGATCATTGGCAAGGAAAAAGCGCAACAATTACTTGATGCGGGCATTGATGATTTTCTTGTTTCCCGGCATGGGTTATCGGAAACGCATAATCATATCACAAATTCAAATCATGCATATGATATTCAATTAAAGTTCCTTGATTATATAAAGCAATTTATGCAATTCCGGTTTAATTGCGTTATTAATCAATTTAATCAATTTGAACTGGTTTCAATGATAAAAGAATTGATTCCTTATAAGCCCAAAATTGTTAATTTTATCAATTTCAATCCGCATCATGAATGGAAAAATAAAGAATTAAAAGCATCGGAAGTGGTTGCCGATCTTGTAAAGGTCGAACCATATTTGAATGAAGCAATTGATCTTCTTGAAGATGAAGGCATCGGGGTAAACGTTAGATATTATCCCATGTGCCGGATCATGGAACAGCATCGCAAATATATCTGCAATGATCTTCATGTTATGTTCGATCCATATGAATGGGATTATTCAACAACGCCGAAAACATACGATAAATATAAAGCATGGGGCGTTGCAACATCAAATGCGAATGAAGAAAAAAGCAATCCTTGCTGTTTATGTGATTTACAAGATATATGCGGGGGGATCAACAAGCATTTTCACAGGATATCAAATCGATTGCATGGGGAACAATGCTTGATTCAGCGGATTGATCCCATTATACACCGAAAAGATTTTATGTATTATCGGCGGGATATATGAATGAAATGATCAAAGTTCAATATGAAGGGGCAAACGGGCATGAAGTATGTTTCGATGATACAAAATTAATATTTAATCATAAAGATATAAAAGAAGTTCCCGCTTCCGTTGGGCAATTTTTATTGCATAGATATCCGGAAAACTTTCAATCAGCGAATTTAAAAGGGAAGCTTTTTCGATTAATTAAAGATAAAATCAAAGGGGGTTCCGATGGCATTCAAGAACCAAAAGAAGAAGAAAAAATCCAAAAAAACAAGGTAACAAAAAAGAAAATCACCCGAAAAAAAAGGGGATAAAAAGACGATATGCCCTCAAGTGAAACATATTTCCGAAAAGGTCGAAAAAAGACAGGCGGAAGGAAAAAGGGAAGCCCCAACAAAATAAAAATCAACAAGGTTGTTAGTCAAAACGATGTTCGGGATATATTTCAAACGATCGTTAATTTTATCACCCCGAAGGATTTATATAATTTTTATAACAAATTAAAAAAATCCCCATATTTGATGATACAATTCTTGAAGATGTTATCCCCCGCAGATATTCGCATCTTTTTTCCGCAATTGCCCGATAATAATAACATTGATTATACAAAATTAAATCAGCAAGAATTAAATCAATTATTAAAATTACTTGACAAGGCACAAAATAAAGATGTTATCACAATTGAATCTGAATAATTTCGTTGCCCCGGATCCGTTGAAGATCCGCGCGGAACTTGCAAAAAGATCCCTTTATAATTTCATCATTCAAACATGGTATAAAAAAACAGATCCATTTATTGATTCATGGCATATTCGGGATATATGTTCCCGGATGGATCAGGCAATCAAAAGATTCCGGAACGGTGAAAGTTCATATATTATTTTAACGTTACCGCCCCGGCATAGCAAATCGCAGATTGTTTCCCGGGCGTTCCCGGCATATTTTAAAGGAATATTTCAGGAATCGGAAATAATCGTTACTTCATATGCTTCAAATCTTGTTACAAAGTTTTCAAAAGATACAAGGGATAAAATCGTTCAAGGTGAAGTTTTCAAAGCAATGTATCCTGATTTACGGATATCCCGGAATTCTGCATCGGTTACGGAATGGGGATTTGAAAAGCAATATGATAATGATTGGAAGGAACTTGAAGGCGGGTTTCAATACGCCGGGATCCTGGGGGGATTAACCGGAAAAGGTTATCACTTGGGAATCGCCGATGATCTTTTAAAAGGAAGGGAAGAAGCAGAATCCGAAACAATCCGGGTGAAAGTATGGGATGAATTCATTGATTCATTTTTAACAAGATCCGCCCCGGTTTCAATAACGATCATCATTCAAACAAGATGGCACATTGACGATATAACGGGAAGGATTAAAAACCGCATGAACAGGAATCACCCGGATTATGATCGGAACTTCCCGCGATTTGAATTGATCAATTATCCCGCCGAAGATAATAAGTATAAAAAACAACCAGGCAATAAAAAAAGTAAATACCTTTTCATAAATCGTTATAATGAGGATTGGTATAAAGCAAGAAAATCAACAATGTCAGAATATGCCTATGCATCATTAATGATGTGTGATCCTGTTTTAAAAGGCGGGAATATTTTCAAAGTTGATAATATTCAGAAAATCCCGATGATCGGATTCCCGATAAATTTAAAATGGATCCGGGCATGGGATCTTGCATCAAGCGAAAAGGAACGTATCAACAATGATCCCGATTATACCGTTGGGGTTTTAATGGCGGTAACAACCGAACGGATAAAAAATATCCCATTGCGGAAGATATACATCCGGGATATGATACGGATCCGGGCGGAAGCAACAGCAAGGAATAAAATCATTATTGATACAGCCGTAAAAGATGGCGAAGATGTGAATGTTGCCGTTGAAGCATACGGCTCATATAAAGATGCATATACGCAAATCAAGGATTTACTTTTGGGGATCCGGATTGTTCATAAAGTAACAACATCCGGGGATAAATTAGTTCGGGCAACCCCGCAAGAATCAATAATTGAATCGAAGAACTTTTATATTTTAGATGCCAATTGGAATAAAGATCTTATAAAAGAATATACAAATTTTCCTTCCGGGGATCATGATGATATTGTTGATTCTGTATCAACGGGATATCATTGCATCACAAAGGTTGCTATAATAAAATGAAAAAACAATCAGATCATAAAGCGTATTTTGAAAAAGCAGTTAAAACATGCAAGGATAATAAAACAACATCAACAACATGGTTTCATAATTTTACAACAGCATATCAAAAGATTTTATTTGAAAACAAGGAATTGAAAATAATTGTCGATCATATGGTAAAAGGAAAATCATTGTCCGTTATTGCTTTTACATATAAAGTGAAATCTGAAGATATTATCAAGATTATAGAAAAATATATTTAAAGGAAATATAATGTCAGGGAAAACAGAAAAAAGATCAAGAAGGGCGTTCCGAAAAAATACGTTAATATTACGGCGCGAAATGTTTCGTATAATATCGCAACAATCGTTTTTTTATCGATTGCGATTTGCAATAAGTATTATTTTTAATCGATTGCCGTTGGATTAAAAAAAATACTTGACAAATCTAAAATATATGATTATAATTAATACAATTATTCCTTCCGTTGCCAATACGTTAATTGAGTAAAGGAAAATTGATGCATTGGAAATCATTTGCCGGAAACTATTAATAAACTAGTTCAAGAAGCTTTACAGCAATTACATGTATCTTCCGAAAACACCCGCAAATCTGATATCGAAGATCGCCTTGATTATTATTATGATAATTATAAGCATTTAATTGATTCTGAATTATCAGATCAATTCGTTTCCCAAAACTACGATAATATAAATTTAATGATTGATGATTCAATCAATCTTGTTAAATATGTGATTGATGAAATATCAACGGTATATCATAAACCCGCCGAACGCAAGCTTGACAACGAATCGGATGCGAAAGAAGGGAAAAATCAACGATATTTTAATATAATCAATAAGATCAAACTTGATCTGATTATGGACAAAAGCAATAAATTAACCAATGTATGCAATGAAGTTGCCCTTGTTGCGCAACCCCGCAATGGCATTGTTGAAGTTGATTTAATGACGCCGGATATGTTCAGCGTAATTCAAAACAAGGATGATCCGAAAAAGATTGATGCATTTATTTATGAAGTTGATTTAACGGATTCAGAATCAAGCATGGGCGTTGTTTTAATTTCCGGAAGGAATACAACGCTTGATAGGCATTTTGTATATTATGATGTAATTGGGAATCATTTCAAGTTCGATATAAATTATCATATTATCAGCAATCCGGAAAACCCGGATAATGAAAATCCTTTCAAGGATTCTGAAGGGAATTATATAATCCCCGCTGTAATATGCCATAAATCATATTTAGAAAATGCTGTATTTGATACAACAAGCGGGAACGGATTATTTTCAGCTACAAAACAAATCGGGGTTATCGCATCGTTATTTAATTATTATTTAAAGAATGCATCACATAAACAACCAGTAATTACAGGATCCGCGGATGTTAAAATTCCTGATAATCAGATATTGGATCCCCTAACGGTTTTAAAAATCATTGGCGAAAATGCCAATTTTGATTTGAAGGATTTTCAAGGGGATCTTGAACAGTTTAATCAACAAATCGAAAACAAAGCGGAACGTATATTGAACCAGGAAGGATTATCCCTTGCGGATTTTAAAAAATCAGCGGTACCGGAATCAGGTTTCAAGCTTGAATTAAAACGGGAACCATTGCAGAAAAAGCGGGATGAACAAATTAAATTTTGGCGCATTTATGAAAACGATCTTTTTATTATTATGCGAATAGTTAATAATACAATGTATCCTTCCGATAAAATAAGCGAAACCGCAATTTTCAGTGTTAATTTTCAAGAACTTGTTGCGAAGGTTTCCCCGGAAGAACAAAGAAAAAATGATGAATATCGTTTATCGAAAAATATGGTTAATATTCTTGATTTAATGATCCGGGATGATCCTGATTTGAATGAAGAATCCGCCCGGGAAAAATACGAAAATAATAAAAAGATAAATGATGAATTAAATGCAAACACAGCGATTGAAACAAATCTTGATAATAAATTTCAGCAAATCAATAATGAAGGCGCAACGCAAGGGGCAACATCGTGAGCGAATGGAATGAACTTCAAAAAGTAAAGCGCAATCAAAATAAAATAATTGATTCCGATGTTGAATTATTCACAAATCGGGTGAAAAAAGTTCTTGACGATGTAAATACAAGTATAACCGTTATGATTCAAGATTATATGCAAACGAATAAATTAAAAGCGGTTAATTTTGAAATGCTTCTTGAACGCAAGGCGCAATTGGATCGCATTTTAATTGATACAGGATATTTCAATGCAGTTGATGATCTTATATTAAAGGAAACTGATATCCTTGATACGGTTCAAAGGCAATACAAAGTATTTGATTATGATGTAAAGTTCCTTGATCCTTCACAGATTGCATTAAAAGAATTGCAGAAAAATTCCGTTGTTACGTTCCAGGATATCGGAAGGAAGGCAACGAATCAAATATATCAAGGATTATATACAACATTATTATCGGATGTTCCATTTGATGAAGCTGTTTCCGGGTTACGTCAAGTAATTGAAAAAACAGATCTTCAAAAATACGCGGGAACATATGCAAATACTGCATATATGGAATTCATCCGAACAGCACATGCAACAACGGCGGAGCAAACAGGTTGGAAGCGGTTTCAATTCGTGGGACCGATTGATGGGAAGGTTTCGCATGAATATTGTTTTTTATATATTGGGAAGATATTAACAAAAGCCGAAATTGATAAAACAGATAATAATCAATTGCCGAACCCGTTTATCACCGGGGGCGGATATAATTGCCGTCATTTATGGCAAAATGTTCCGGATGATTATAAACTTACAAAAGAAGAACAATCCGGGATTGATCGTCAATTAAAGATTGTCGAAGAACAGAAAAAGGAAAAGAAGGTTGCATGAAGATTGTTATAAAATCTGATTTTAAAAAGAAGATCCCCTTTAAGCAACGGCAACCCGTATTGAATAAAATTGGCGTATATTTATCCGGAAGCATCAAGCGAAGAACTGAATTCAAAAATGTTGATCCGCAGGGCAAGCCGTTCAAGGCGTATTCAAAAAAATATGCTGATTATAAAAACAGGGAAGGCGGATCCGGAAGTATTGTAAATTTGAAATCTGTTCTTCCTGTCAGTTCTCATATGGTTAATTCTGTTAATGTCGTGAATGTCAATAATAATTTTGTTGAAGTAGGCGTTACGGGATTTAATGAAGATAAAGCTTTATACAATGAAGCGATGGGGCGGGAATTTTTGGGAATCAGTAAAGAAGATGATAAAAAAATTGATCAGATTTTAGATAAATATATTACGGATGAATTAAATAAAAAATTATAAGGGGCTTCAAATGGCAGAAAAAAAATCAGTATCATTTCGGAAAGTAAAAAACGGTTATATCGTAAGGCTTGACATTGAAAAAAATACTTCAAAGGGATATGATTATAAGACTGAAGAATATGTTGCATCAAAGCCGAAGGAAGCAACCGAATTAATGAATTCATTAATCGGCAATGTTAAATAAAAGGCAATACCACCGCCAGGTGTAAAAAGGAGTATATAACATGAATATGAATTTTTTTAGAATGTTTTTTGAAAAAGATGATGGCGCATCCGCAGGGGGCGCAACACAGATTCAAGATCCCCCCGCGCAACAGCAACCGCCAAAAGAGCCGGAGCCCCCCGCCGATGATGGAAAAGGGAAAATTCCATATGAGCGATTTAAGGAAGTAAATGAAAAAAAGAATCAAGCCGAACAGGAACTTGCAAGAATGAAACAACAACAGGAAGATGCAGAAAAAAAGAAGCTTGAAGAACAAGGCAAGTTTCAGGATCTTGCTAAAAAAGCTGAAAAGGAAAAGAATGAAGCAATCGAAAAGGCACAAAAAGCCGAAGCAGAAAAAAATCAAAAGGCAATTGAATTCGAAATCGGGCTTGAAGCAAAAAACGAAGGCATTGCAGATGTAAAGGATGCTGTTAAATTAATTGATTTAAAAGATATAACCGTCAATGATGATGGAACAATTTCAGGGGTAAAGGAAGCAGTAACAAATTTGAAAAAGGAAAAACCATATTTGTTTAATAGCAAAGCCCCCGGGGTTCATACAGATCATGCGAAAAGCCCTAACGGCATGACAAAAGAAGAACTTTTAAAAGATCCGGTTTCATTAACAAAATTAAAACAAACGGATCCCGCTGAATATAAGCGGATTATGGGCAAAAAGTAAATAATAAATATTGTCAAGCATCGCCGGATGTAAAATAGGATTAAATTGACACAATGTTTATTTTAATAATTTTACATTTCGGAGGATTTACAATGAAAATTTTTTCAATTCTTTTATTCGCAATCGGTATTCTTGCCGGGTTGCAAGATCCGAAAGGATTCGGATTATGTTTAATTGCAGGGATAATTGATCCTGAAGTATTGGGCGATATCGTACAAGATAAACTTGCAAATATGCTTCTTGGGATTCCCGATCTTGATTCAACAGATGAATTCCCGATCGGAACCCCCGGCACCTCTTGGGAAGTTCCTGTTAATGATCTTTTACCTGCATTTACAAGGAATGGGGAAGGCGTTACGCTTGTCCCGCAGAATTTAACACAATCAAGATATAAAATGGTTGTTCAGCGTTCAGGGCAAGCATACAGGGAACAGCGGATTGATAATCTTGTTACAGGCGATGCAAACAAATCAACATTGAATTTGGGAACAAGGATTGCTGAAAGGGCGCGGGATTATATAGTTCAATCAAGATTTTGGATTCTTGAAGGTGCGATTCCTTCATCAAATCGCAGATCAGCATTGGGGACTAATTTAACAACCGCCGAAATCGGAGCAGGGAAGGCATTAATCGGTGATAAATCATCTATGTTAAAATATGCATTAATGCATTCAAAAACATTTGAAGATCTGAATAATGCGGGCGCAATTGTATATCAAACAATGGCAAATGTTCTTGATCCGGGTTCGGGTTATTCATCAAGAATTAATCTTGGCGATACACCCCCGGCAAATTCAGTTCCAACGGTTCGCGGTTTAATTTGTGTTGTATCCGATTATTGCACAACAGTTGCGGGAACGCCTACGCAGTACGCGACATATTTATTAGGTCAAGGGGCAATGGGAATGTATTTTCAACAGCAGTTAAAAGTTGATGAAGATCAGGAACTTTTAATTGATGGCGGATACAAATATTTTGTTCCTAACGTTGATTTTGTTTTATGCTTGCATGGAACATCATACAACGAAGCATCAAATCCGCAAAGTTATACGCAGGTAAATTTACAAAATACTGCAAATTATGCGCAGGTTTTTTCAAGTGCGAAAAATATTCTTGCGGTTCGTTTACAGCATAATTAGTTTAATTATTAAAGGGGGGGCAAATGCCCCCCTTGTTTTTATTTTATTATTATAAGGATAAATTATGGAAGTAGGAATAACAGGCGGTCAAACAGTTCCCGCAAGGAAAAAAACAGTAATTGCAAATGTAAAAAGCGATACAGTAAATTTGATAGAAGGTAAAATTGACGGCAAGCGAAAAACAATGTTCGAATTGCCAAAATGTGATAAAAAATATTATAAAAAAAGTTTAGACGGTAAAAAAATCATAGAAATGACAGCAGAAGAAAAAGCAATAAAAGATCAGGAAATTCAGGATCAAGTTGATGCTATAACAAAAGAACAATTAATTATTGCGAAACAAAATGAATTATTAAGACAACAAGCGATTAATGAATTAATATCAGAAAACAAATTAAATGCAGATGGATCATTAAAAAAATAATATGAGTATACAATTATTATTTCCATTTGACAATGCAAGCAATTATCAATTTGATACAAATAAAATTGTAGTTTCAGGCGGGAAAGTTTCATTGAAAATTGTTGATTTTCCTG